CACGCGTCAATGTTGTGGCTGGTCAGATCAACCCATTCATCAACCCAGATGTTGTTGATGTGATCCGTGTTGCCACCGGCAACGCGATCAAGTTCCCACGAGCCACGGCTCTCGGAACCGCAACGGCTCCTGGCGAGGCTGGGACGATTGTTGAGAGCGACCCAACGATGGGCACGCTTCAGCTCACCCCATCCGGCTACAAGATTCTCGTGCAGGTCTCGGAAGAGCTTGTCGAGGATGCAGCCTTTGACATCGCTGCGTTCATTGCGGACGCTGCTGGTCAGGAAGTTGCAATCGCTCACGGCGCAGCCGCTGGTACGGCCGTCGTGACCGCCGCTGGTTCAGGCGTGACCGGCGCGACCTTTGTTCCGACCTATGCGGAACTGGTCTCGCTTCAGTACGCTGTGAAGCAGCAGTACCGCTCGGCCGCGAAGGCTGGTTGGTTGATGTCCGATGCGACCCTTGGAACGATCCTTGGAATCACATCGTCCAGCGTTCCGCTCTTCCAGCCAGGTGGCCAGGGTGGCGTTGATCGCCTCCTCGGCAAGCCTGTCTACACCGCTTCAGGGATTGCGAACATTGGCGACGATGCCAAGCCAATCCTCTTCGGTGACCTTGGGCAGATCAAGACCGCGCTCGTCGGTGGCATCCGCGTGGATGTAAGCCGCGAGTACGCGTGGAACCTGGGCCTTGTTTCGTACAAGGTTGAGGTTCGCGGTGCAACTGGGCTTGCCCAGGCTGATGCCGTCAAGTACTACGCCTGCAACTGATTCGTCAGTAGCTAGGTTTAGTTAGTGGTGAAGGGGAGTCGCTTCGGCGGCTCCCCTGATCCGCAAGATTGGAGAACTAATGCTCGTTCGACTTTGCAAGCGACGCGGTGAATATCCAAGCGGCTCAATCGTTGACCTGCCACAGGCAGAGGCGGAAAGCCTGATTGGTTTTGGCTTGGCTGAGGCCGTTGCAGATGTCGACGCAGAGGCACCAACGCGGCTCGTAGAGCGCGCGAAAGTATCAAAGGGTATGAGGACTGCTACCATCTCGCAATCGGAGCCTAGCGTCGCTCCTGAAGGGGAATAATGCTGAAGAATGGTCATGTCACGATTGGCACAACTCCGACCCTGATCACGACAGGTGTAGTCGGTGCATCGTGGGTGAGCCTACACATGAGCGGCAACACAACTGTCTATGTTGGTGATGCAGCCGTGACCACCTCCACCGGTATGGAACTGCACAAGGGAGTCACCGTAACGATCTGGCTGCCAGAGGCTGACAAACTCTACGGCGTAGTAGCGTCATCAACGCAAGTCGTAACCTACCTACATACAGGAGGCCGCTAATGAGTTACGCACTTTTGTCAGAGTTCAAGGCTGCGGTGGGGATCACCGACAGCACGGATGACGCTGCGCTCCAGTCGGTGCTTGATGCAACCGACACGCTGATCGATCTCTACTGCGACCGTAAGACTGGCTTCGGCACCGCGTCCGAGACACGCTTCTACACAGCTGAGGACTATCAGTATGTATTGACCGATGATCTCGTCAGCGTCACCACGCTCCAGACAGACGATGACGCGAACGGCACCTACGAGACCACCTGGACGGCTGGCACCGACTATGTGCTGGCTCCGCGCAATGCTGCCCTAGATGGTTTTCCCTACACCGAGATCGACACGAGCGTCACATGGCCGCGCAACTTCCCTAAGGATGTCTACCTTGGCGTAAGGGTAGTCGGTGTGTTCGGCTTTCCTAGCGTTCCAGCTGCGGTCAAGCAGGCAGAGATCATTCAGGCTGGCGCTGTCTGGAATAGCCGCACCGCGCCATTCGGCGTGATCGGATCTGCTGACCTTGGCGGCATCCTCCGCATGAGCCGCGCCCTGCACCCAGAGGCTGCACTCATCCTTGAGCCGTATCGGAAGCGCACCGGCTTGGCGCGATGACCGACCTGACGATCCTTGATGCCATCGCTACACGCCTAGCGGCGGCAACCCCACCGACTGGGTACTCACTCCGCAAGGTCTACGCCACCCCACCTGAGGGCTTGCCAGTCACACCTGCCATCGTCCTGTTCCCAGGCGGCGACCAGATCAGCGTTGGCAACGGAAACCGCACGACGGTGCTGACGGTCAACTGCGTGGTTTATCTCTTGCCCATCCCACGGATGGACGAGAAGTACCGCGACCTATACACCTGGCGCGCTTGGCTGCGAACCGCCTTTGACGGAGCTGTGACGATTAGTGGAAATGCCGTTCAGGTCGCAGTCACTGGTACTACACTCGGCACAGATACATACGCCGATCAGGATTACCTGACGGTTCAGGCAAGTGCGGAAATCACCGTGTACGACACGGTTGCGTTCACCGCGTAAAGCAAGGAGATCGAGAGATGCCAACATTCGGCGCAAAGGCTCTGACGCGAATCGCTACTGCGTCGCAATCTGGTTTCGGCACGGCCGCAGCCATGGGCACCACGACTGGCGAGATTCTTTTCAACGAGACTGTCGGATCGCTCGATCTTGGCGTGACTGTTGATATGGGCGAGACCGTATCTGTCGGTCGCCGCACGGCGATTCAGGCGAGCCAGCCAGTCATCACCGGACGAGCACCAGTCCTCACTATTGCTGAGGGTCCTGCATCGCTCCGCACCCTGCCGCTCGTCCTTGACGCAATCGGCGCAAGCACCTCAGGCACGGCTACGCCGTACAGCTGGACTTGGTCGCCAACACAGACCGATGTAGACACGCTCGTGTTCTACTCGTTCCTTGTCACTGACGGCGTGCAGAAGTATCTCGTCCGAGATGCAGCGCCAACCGAGATCACCTTCTCGGCAGATGCGAACGGCCTGCTCCAGATGGGCGCAACCTTCGCGGCGACCACGGTCACCTCATCGGTGCTTGCATTCCCTAACGCGATCCCTGCGAACCCATTCCTGCCTGGGCGCTTGATGAAGTTGAGCACCGACACCAACTTCCCAGACAAGGCTGGCTCAGGGGCCACCGACTACTCAACGATCTACAACTTCAACCTGACGGTGAACACCGGCGTAGGGATGATTACGGCACTCGATGGCAGCCTCACGGCTGCGACGGCCGCGCTGACTGGCGTGCTGGATGCAACGCTCACCTTCACGGTGGCGAGCAACTCGAACGCTACGACGAGCTTCCCAATCACCGACATCGCCACGCAGAAGTACCTGCGCTTGTTCGGTACGACTGCCGATAACTACGGCGTGTGGATTCTCGGCTCCTGGGAGATCGAGAACATCGTTCCGCTCTCAGCGGATAACGAGGGCGTGGTGGTCAATGAGGTCACCTGCCGACTGGCGTTCGACACGACCTCAGGCAAGTCGCTTGAGATCGTCGTGGATTCGCCGCTGGCAACAGCGCCGTAAAGAGCAGCGCCTAGGGCGCTAGTAGGAGGGTCAATATGGACACAGTCAAGATTGAACTAGACGGCGTGTTTGCCGGATGGACGATTGAACTGCGACGCAATGTAAGCGCTCGCATCTTGATCGAACTACAGGGCGACACGGCCGTCCAGTTCGCAGCCTTCGCTAAGTTGGTTGTGAGCCACAACTTCAAGGACATCGACGGCAAGACAGCCGATGACATCCTTGATGCTCCAGTCGCTGCCATCACGGCTGCAATGGAGAAGTGGGCGACCGCGATCTCAGCACTCCCAAACGCGTAAGGCTGGAAGCCAGGCGGCTGGCCATTGGTCAGTCCGTCGCGGTGACCAGCCCAGAGATCATCGCGCACACACTGGGCACCGCCTACGGTGTGCCACCTTGGGAGATACTGAAGACCGCAACCGCTGAAGATCTCATGACCTATTGGGGTCTGTATTGCGAGATTCAACCAAGGAGCAAGTAAGTGGCTAAGGCTGCCGTAGAGATCGAACTCCAGGGCAATGTCCGCGCTGAGGCTGAAGCGCTCCAGAAGGCATTCCTCAACTCTCTCGGCTGGAAAGGCGTTCGCAAGCTAGAGCAGTTCGCCACGGTCAACGCAGCTCGCGCCCTTGCCAAGCCGGTACGCGAGAAGGCTCCGACAGATCTCGGCGGATTGGCGAAGAGCGTGCGCGGCCGTCGCTCGCGCATCACTCGCCCAGGCGCAATCGTCGGACCTGTGGCTGGGAAGAAGTACGCCTGGTACGCGCGGTTCGTAGTCAAGGGCACCAAGCCACACACCATCCCTAGGGTCACTGTCAGCAATATGTTCTCGGACCGCAAGTTCATTGAGCATCCAGGAACTCGTGGCAACAACTTTGTTATTGAGGCAGTAGAGGCTAATATCCAACTAGCCAAGGATGCGATGTCTAAGACCATCGTGCTCTTGCTCAACGACGAGGCGATGCGCGCCAAGGTACTCGGTCTAGAGATTGAGTATGCCAACGGCACGGCAACCAAGTTCCAACAGGAGCAGTCGCTCCGCCAGTGGAACAAGCCGGACTTTGTCGGTCCACTCACCCCTCTCCAGGCTGAAGGCAAGCGACGCGTAGAAGCCAGCGAGAAGATCAAGCGCATTGCTCGATCAGCGCGCAATGAGCGCCTCAGGTCAGATGCTGCGGTGTTTGGCATCCGACCGAATATGTCTAACCTGCGAGCAGGGTAGGAGTAAGTAATGCCTAATGTGACAGTCAACGCGACGATTAGCGCTCGTGATGCCGCGTCTAAAAACATCAAGACCGTCAACAAGGCGCTCGGTACGCTTGGCAATACCGCGAGCCAGATTGGCTCAGACTTCAAGAAGGTTGCACTTGGCATTGCTGGCGTAGCAGCAGGCGTTGGCGCTTTCACCGTCTCGGCAATCAAGGGCGCAGCAGCGGACGAAGCTGCAACTGCAAAGCTGACCGCAGCCCTAAAGGCGCGTAAGCTAGCCACCGATAGCGTGCTCGCTGCGGTAGATCGACAAATCATTGCTGGTCAGAAACTCGCTTTCACCGACGATGAGGTGCGCGCATCGATTGAGGCAAGCACGCGATTCACCAAGAACTATTCGCAGGCGACAAAGATCCAGAATGTCGCAATGGAACTGTCGCGTGCGACCGGTATTGATCTAGCCGACGCAACACTGCAAGTTGGTAAGGCGTTCCAGGGCAACGGCGGCAAGCTACTCAAGACACTCGGTATCAATGCCAAGACGATCAGCGGTCAGAAGGCGCTCAACGCAATCCTTGCCAAGACCAAGGGCAGCGCGGCCGCATATGCCAACACGCTAGAAGGCTCGTTCAGTGTCGTATCAATCCAGGCAGCAGAACTGAAAGAGCAGTTTGGTGCAGCCTTCCTGCCAGCAGTCACGAGACTCTTCAAGGGTCTGGCTCCATACATGGACAAGTTTGCCAATACGATCAAGGCGTACACGCCACAGATTCAGAAGTTTGCTGATCTGCTAGTGACCAAGATCTTGGAGAAGCTGCCGAAACTGTTTGAGGACTTCAAGCGGCTAGTGCCTCAAGGACTTAAGTCACTTGAAGGCTTCATCGATAAGATCGGCGGCATCGGCAAGGGCGCTGACGATCTGCTCGGACCAGGCGGTTCTATCACCCTGCTGGTCACCGGCATCGGCGCAGCCTTTGGTGGACTCAAGGGTGCCATCACGGCTAACCTTCTGAAGGGTGGAGTTGATCCATTCACCGCACTCATCGTTGCCAACATCGCCGCACAGATTCCAGCAGCACTAGCAAGCGCACTTGTCAGCAGTGTTGTGACTAAGGCTGTAGCCGCATTCGGAACATCCGTAGCAGCAGCAAGCGCAGGTGGAGCAGCAGCAAGCGCAGCTGCTGGCGTTGGTGGAACTGCTGCAACTGGTGGCTTGACTGCGCTTCTTGGTGCAGCATTCTTGCCAGTCAGCATTCTCGCGATTAGCGTTGCGGCAGCGGCAGCGCTTACTAACGCAATCACTGAGAAGGGTATGACAGACAAGGTGGGCGGCAATGGTGTGGTTGACCTATTCGGAACTACCGCTGCAACAACTTCCGGCGGAGGCTTTGACCTGGGCGAGTTCTTCAAGTTTGTGACTACTGGTCAGCGAACACCTACTACCCCAGCTGGACCAATGAGCGGAGCTACCACCAACAACATCTTCATCGGCACAGGCAAGGTTGACACCGTCGTCACTGACTCGATCAACCGCACAGGCACCTTCAAGCGCGGTCGCTAAATGGCAAACCCATTCAGCCTGATCGTCGCTGGCGTTGATAACACCACCGTCTCTGGTGCAGGTAGGACAGGAACGCTTGCCGCCATTGACTTCTCAGTCGCACACGACTTCTCAGTTGGTCAGTCAATCAAGGTGAGCCTGCTCACTGGCCCATCAGGATTTGCTGCACTCAATGGTGTGTGGACGATTGCCAGCACAACTTCAACAAGAGTCCGATTCGATACCG